ACTTAAAACTCCAGTAGAGTTGGTCTTTAAAAACTTTCCATCAGTTATGATTCCTGGGAAAGTATATTGAACATTAGCATCTAAAATATTTGGAGCTGCTAATGTAATATAATTGTCCCCATTATTTGTGGACTCTAAAAGATTAACTCCCCCTCCTGTGGTTGAAGTTTCTTTTGACCAATAAGCAGAGGCACCAAAAAATTTATTATTTGGCGCAGTAATGAGCTCACTTGTAATGGTATTGATACCTAAAGTTATTGTAGTACCAGTACCAATGTAGAATTCAAATCTATCATTAGTGAATCCAGGTTCCCCTGCTCTCAGTGTGACCAGACCAATATTAGCGGCAGGGCCTCTTCTTATTTGTAATACAGGAGAAGCCATAGTTATACCTATTTTAAATTATTTATTAAAAGCCTCCAGCATCAAAATCAATGTTGTCAATCCTATTCAGGTCTGTGTCTAAAGCATTAATAAATGATCCTGGAAGTCCTGGTTGTGCAGTTTGACCTGTGGTGGATGCTGCAGCAACTAATACATCATCTGGGTCAATGAATTTGAACTCAGATAATGTAGCATCATAAACTAAAACATAATTATATGCAGTTGTAGTAATACCTGTAGAGTTTATATCAATTAAGTCCGTTAGTTTGTTTGCCACGTTAAGTAGTACCTCTGTTTCTACTGTAGAATCTACATTTACTTCTATTTCCATTAGGATGCAGTTCCTTTTACTGTTACATTACCCTCAACTGATTTGAATGTGTCACCAGTAGCATCAGTAATTAGTAAATCATAAACATATCTTCCTGGGGAAATGTTAGATGTTATTGATTTATGCATCTCAAGTCTAACAACACCCAAAGTATATGGAGTCAATGGAGTTACGGAAAATCCATATCCAACAGAAGCTGCATAATGTTTTCTCATTACGCATGAATAACCATACCCCACCAAATTTATGGCAGCACCATCAGTCTTTATTTTAAAGGCAAGACTAAAATCAGTCCCCTTATCTATTGTTAAATTGACTGCTGCTACTGCCATTTTTTACTTATATTTATTATAGGACTACCCACCTAGCCCCTGTATTAATTGTCACAGTGACACCACTATTAATAGTAACTGGACCAATACTCATTTCATTGTAAGTTGTAGTTACTGTATAATTGGAAGAAACTACGGTCACATTTCTAAAGAAAGGATTGTTGATTGCTGAAATTGGTCCACCAACAATCAGTTCTCCTGTTGCTGCATTAAATGAAAATGCTGGAGAAGTTGATCTTGCTCTTGCTGTAGCATCAACACCAGTGTTATCAACAAATACAGGATAATATGGACCACCAGTGGTTGTATTTGTAGCATTGATAATATTTGATGGTCCTGGTGATCCTTGACGACCTTGTGCACCTTGAGGTCCTTGTGGTCCAATGGGACCTTGTGCTCCAGCTCCACCTGCAGTTCCTGCTTGTCCTTGGAAACCTTGTGCTCCTTGAACTCCTTGAACCCCTTGAGGACCTCTTTCTCCTTGAGGACCTCTAGGACCTTGAGGACCAATTGGACCAGGATCTCCAATAGTTCCTCCAGTACCAGGAGAACCTTGAGAACCTTGAGGACCAATAGGACCTTGAGGACCAATTCTTCCTTGAGCACCTTGTGGGCCAATAGGACCTTGAGGACCTACTGGACCTTGAGGACCCTGAACCCCTTGAGGACCTTGTACACCTTGAGGTCCAATAGCACCTTGTGGACCAAGAGGACCTTGTGGACCTCGTGTTCCTTGAGGTCCTCCAACACCAGTTGATCCCTGAGGACCAAATCCTTGTGGTCCTTGAGCTCCAACCCCACCTTGAGGACCTCTTTCACCTTGAGGACCTCTAACACCTTGTGGACCAAATGATCCTTGAACTCCTTGAATTCCCTGAGGTCCAGAAGTTCCCTGTGGACCTAATCCTCCTTGAGGTCCTTGAACTCCTTGAGGTCCTTGAACCCCTTGAGGTCCTTGAGGTCCTCTAAATCCTTGAGGTCCTTGAGGTCCTTTAGGACCAACTACAGTTCCTGCATTTACATATCCAGTTCCAGTACAAACATATAATTCTCCAGTATCAGTTACTACATAAGCATCTCCAATTGTGGTTCCATCACAAGTTGGTAAACTTCCTACATTAGGAACTGTTCCTTGAATATCAAGACCAATACCAATAGGTCCTTGTGGTCCTTGGAAACCTTGTGGTCCTTGGAATCCTTGTGGTCCTCTAAAACCTTGAGCACCTTGTGGTCCAAATCCTTGAGGTCCAATAAATCCTTGAGGACCTCTAGGACCTTGTGGACCAGTTTCTCCCTGAGGACCTTGGAATCCCTGAGGTCCAATAACACCCTGAGGACCTTGAACCCCTTGAGGTCCAATTGGTCCAGAAGTACCTTGTGGTCCTAATGGTCCTTGTGGTCCTTGGAAACCTTGTGGTCCTTGTGGTCCTTGGAAACCTTGAGGTCCTCTAAATCCTTGAGCACCTTGTGGTCCTTGGAAACCTTGAGGTCCACCAGCTCCTTGAACCCCAGAAGTACCTTGAGTTCCTTGTGGACCCAATCTTCCTTGAGGACCTTGTACGCCTTGTGGTCCAAATTCACCCTGTGGTCCTAAGTATCCTTGAGGACCTTGGAACCCTTGTGGTCCAATAAATCCTTGTGGTCCTTGAGGACCTCTAAACCCTTGAGGACCTTGGAACCCTTGTGGTCCAATAACTCCAACTGCACCTTGATTTCCTTGAGCACCTTGAGGTCCAATAGCACCTTGTGGACCTTGGAATCCCTGAGGACCTTGTACTCCTTGAGGTCCTGGAGTTCCCTGAGGTCCAATAAATCCTTGTGGTCCAATATCTCCCTGATAACCTTGTGCTCCTTGAATTCCTTGAGGACCTCTTAATCCTTGTGGTCCTACTGCACCTTGGACTCCCTGAACTCCTTGAGGACCTTGTACACCCTGTGGTCCAACTTCACCCTGTGGTCCTTGTGGTCCTCTAAATCCTTGAGGTCCTTGAGGTCCAATGGATCCTTGTGGACCTATATTTCCTTGTGGTCCTTGAGGTCCAATATCTCCAACTCCACCTTGAGGACCAATAGCACCAACTGCATTTTGCCAAGTAAATCCTAATCCTGGACCTAAAGAAGTTAAAACTTTTGGAAAAGATCCAACATCACCAGTTTTATCTGCTAAATCTCCTCCAATTCTGATAGTTCCTACGCCAACATCTACTCCATATTGAGGATCTGTGCTTCCAATACCTAATCTTTGAGTACTAGGAATAAAAACTAAAGTATTTGGTGCTAAGTCAAATGATGTTAATACCCCACCAGCTCTTTGAGTGGTGAATCCAATATATCTTGGTTGTGCATCTGTGGGTTCTGCTACTAAATTAGCAGCATTAATAGTAACTGTAGCAATACCTAGTCCTTCAGTAGCAAATCCAGTAACACTTACTCCAGGACCAACAAAGTTCAACTGGGTAATAGAATTTGCTACTCCAACAACAACTCCCTCATCTCTAACTGTAATTCCTTTATCTACTATACCTGCAGGCAAAGGAATCCAATATCTACCGCCTGGATCAGTATCTACACTGACAACAATATATTGTACCCCAATAGGAGGACTAGATCCTGGTGGATCTCCTAAATTAGGTTCAGCTTGATTTAATCCAAGATACTGATATCTATCAGATGTTAATCTGGATTGGGGAGTTCTTATTACTCTACGACTAAGATACTTTGCCATTATTGATTAAGAGTTTCCAGAATGCTTACAGTATACTTAATGTGATTTGGAGTAGAAGTAGAAATCCCACTCATCACAATGCTGTCAGTTTTTAATGCAGTTTTTTCAAGAACTAATCTTCCTTCTAAAAGAACTAATGCATCATTTGGTGGAATTAATCCACCTCTTAAGAGTTCAGTTACAACTGTTGAAACCCCAGCCTGACTTTTATTAACTCTTTTATGTGAAAAAGTAACAGTTCCAATACCAGACCCTGTATTAGCTACTTGTGCATATAACACAATGCTAGTATAACCAGTTCTAGTTGCATAAATTTCAGTATTCTCAGTAGTGCTGACAATGCCAGTTACTGTCTTATAAGTATTTAGTGGTTGCTGTGCCATCTAGATTTAACCTCCTCCTAAGGCAATGATGAGTGGAGTTACTTCAGATTGAAGACTCTTGCTGAATGCTGTCCCACTGATAGTACCAGTGTTCTGATTGATTGTGATCCCTTCACTAATTCTGAAGTTACCTCCTTGGTCTGTACTGGTAAAGGGAACCCTTCCACCATTTGTTGCCACAATTTGATTTTCATCAATTGGCACAGCACCCTTAGAGGGAATTGAATTGACAATATCAATACCTGTACCTATATATTCAAATGTAATACCAGATGCAATAATTTTACTTGCTTGGAAGAAGCTAACTGTTGCACCAGCAGACACTGGGTAAGTAATAAATTGATCAAAAGTTACTGTACAAATTCCAGTTGGATCTGGTTTTGTTGCAGAAACAACATTAAAGAATAGTTTTTCCATCACTGCAATTGCTGTTGCTGTTGTTCCAATTCCAGGTCCTATGGATGGAGGTGGAGCAATAGTAACTGTTGGTGCAGTTTGACCATATCCAGTACCAGAAACTAATATTGTAACCTCCTTAACAGTGCCATCTGGATTTATACCATCTTCAAAAATAGTAACTTCAGCTGGAATTGCATCATCTCCAAGTTCTGGACCATCAATAGTAACCTCAACAGGACCACCAACTTCATATCCAAACCCAGGATTGACTATTTGGATTCTATTAACTGTAAAGTATTGAGTATCAATAAATGTAACTTGTCCATCATAAGGTCTTTGTCCTTTTGGTAGTAATCTAGTTGGTATTGATCCAGTACCAACTCCAATAATGCTTGTGATAATGCCAGCATTAGTTTCTATCAAATTAAAAACATTAACATTTGATCCAGATTTATTCAAATCAAATGTTTGTGGAATACTACTAATTCCACTTTGATATGATTTGGGAAGTGGATTATTTGAAATTACATAAGTGGCAATTCCAGCAAGATATTTAATTGCTTCTATTTCTCCTTTAGCAACATATCCAGTTGTAAACCCAACAGGGATGGGGTAAGAATCAGATAAGTAAGTCTTAGAGTATGTTGGTGAATCTCTATATGCTAACCCAGAATCAATACTATTGCCATTTCCTTGACCTAATAGATCTAAAGCAAAAGTTTCAACTAAAATCTTAGAATCCCTCTTACAAATTTCTCTACCTTTTACTGATCCACCATAATCAAATGATGGACCAAGTGCACCATAAGGACCATCTGTACTGGTTACAAATCCAACAACTTCATTTGCCAAGAAGTTTGAATTTGCCCTTAATAGGTCAACTGCATCTAAGTAAGGTTGAGTTGCTGCAGCACCAACATTAACAACTAAACTATCAATATTATCTCCTTCTGGAGTTACTGTAACAATGCCAACATACTGCAGAGGAGTTGTGCTATTAGCCCATAGTCCATAGTTGCCAAAAGAAGCATTACTGTTGTTCATGTCACAGACACCACCAGTGTCATTGTAAACAGCAATATCACAGCAAATAGTGAACAGAGAAACTAACTGAGCATATCCAAAGTTGGTGATTGAAACCCCAATTCCACCTTGATTATACTGAGTGTAAGCATCAAGAACCATGGATTTAAATCCACCTGCTCTTGCTCCATCAATTCTCATCCCAATACTGTCCGGAACAAAGTTTGTGCAGTTCTGAACATAAGGTGACTGCCAGTTTTGCTCAGTTCCATCTGCATATCCAAGTCCCTGAGTTGGGAATGAAACCATTGCATTTGGATTTGTTGGGCCAACAAAAGATTGTTGGGCAATATAACAACCTCTTCTTACATGGTACAGATCTGTCTGTCCTCTGGTTGTTACTAGAGTTCTTCTTAAGTCCTCACCAACAACTGCTACTCTTTCTGGTACTTGAATTGGACCATCTTCAACATACAGACCAGCATAGATTCTTATTGTATCCCCAGGTTGAACTACTGAACATGCTTTCTTAATTGTAAGGAAAGCTCCACCTGGGGTAGTTCCTAGGTTTTGATCATTTCCATACTTAGCAACGAACCATTCATTGCCAACAACTGCTCCAGGAGGTTGCCAAACTAATTGACCTACTGGATTATTGATCTTTGGAGCTGAGGCTGGACCATTATCAATAATAGTAGTTACAATATTTGTGCAAGTAAAGATTGCAGAAACTACATTAGCACAACCAAGAGGATTTTCATTACTATCTCCATCTGGAGAAAGTTCTAAATCTAAAACTTGAGGAATGCTTCCAATTCCAGTTATAGTTCTAGATGCTGGAAGAATATTAATGTCAATTGCATTTGTAATAATTCCAACAAATTGTGTAATTGCTGAAGCAATGTCTGAACAATCTCCTGAATTATAAACACCAGGAAGTCCTGAAATATCTCCTACAATAGTATTGTCTTTAACTTGAGACAGAGCACTGTATCCACCAATAGTTATAGTTTCATTTCTCATGGCTTGGATAGCCATGTCTCTAGCTTCATTAAATGCAAAGATTGATTGCTCTTCCTCTCCTGCTAGATAACTATTTTCAATGTAAATTTGTGCTGCATCATATACTTGATTATTTCCACCAAACTCCAAGTTATAGCAAATTGCTTCTAATACATCTACAATATCATCTACACAGTTTTGATTGCCACCAGGAACACCAGGGAATCCACTAGGAGTTCCAACAGTTGGATCATCTAACATTCTTCCAACTGCTATTTCAGCAATTAGAACTTTGTTTGCAAGAATTAATCTTGCTGCATCTGCATGTGTACCAGATACAGGAGGAACCTGATATGATTTTGGAAGTCTTGAGTTATTAATTACGTATCTTGCATAATATGCAATGCTGGAAATTCCTGCAAGAGTTGCATCTTTTACATATCCAGCACTAAAGTTTGGAGGGACTGGAGATGCATCATCTAGATAAGATAGTGATACTCCTTGATAATAGGATAGACCAGCTCCTACTGATTTTGAGTTTCCTCCCTTAGAAATATCAAAAGCAATAGCATCAATAATTAAACCAAGATCTCTCTTACATTTGGTTCTTCCAGTTTCAACTCCAACAGATCCATAATCAAAATTTGGACCATAGTAACCAAAAGGACCATCAGTACTGGTTATAAATCCTACAATTTCATTAGCAATAAATTCTTTATTTCTGGTTAAAAGATTTGCAGCATCTAAAAATCTTCCAGGAATATTATATCCATTAGATGCTAATACTGAATATGCAAAACCTACATTATTTTGAGCATCAATTACTTCTCCAGTAATTTTAACATCACCAGAAACTTCTAATTCTCTAGTTGGAATTGTAGTGTTAATTCCAACAAAAGGTTTTATGGTTTTGATTACATTTAGATCTAAATCTAAAACTTCTTCAATTTCAAAGTTGGATGCAGTAATTATAGTTCCACCAATTCCAACATCTAAATTGGCAGTAGTAGTAACACCAGTTACAAACAGATCATTAATAATTGAAGTTTCTACCTGCTCAGAAGTAATAGAGGCAATACCAATAGTAGCCAAACCTACTACTGCTTGAGTTATTGTAGCAATGCCTATGGTTGCTAACCCAACATAAGCATTAGTTATTGAGGAAAATCCTACAGTAGAGAATCCTACTCTTTCACTAAAGATGGTAGCAATTCCTATTGTTACTATTCCTACTTGTGCCCTTGAAATAGTAGCAATTCCAATTGATGCAATTCCTACAGTGGCAATACCAATATAAGCATCTGTTATTGTAGCAAATCCAATAGTAGATATTCCTACTACTTCATTTGCTATAAAAGCATCTCTTATTGTGGCAATACCAGCAAATAAGTTATTAGCAGTAGCAATACCAATTGTTGCTATGCCAATGATTGATTCTGAAATATTTGCATAACCAATTGTAGAATATCCTACATTTTCACTTTCAATAATTGCTCTTGAGATAGTGGAGAATCCTACTAACTCTTCTGATATTGATCCTAAACCAATAGTTGATAAACCTACAATTTCATAATCAATATAAGCCTGGAATACAGTTGCAAATCCAGCCTTTGCATAATACATGGATGAGAATCCAACTGTAGAAATTCCTACAGTTTCATGGAAAATATTTGCATATTCTCCTACTCTAAATGTTTGTTTAACATCTAGATTGTATTGTGGAAGTGTTGATCCAATACCAACAGATCCAAGACCAGTTATTACTACAGTTTCTGTTGGGTCAGTATTAACTTGAAAAGGATTTTCTGGTAGTTCTGCATTAATACCTAATTTTTCACTTATATAAGCAGCTCCTCTAATATCAAGTTCCCCTACTGGATTTGCAGAGTTAACTGATAAACTTGTCTGAGCTCTAATATTTTCTGAAGAATATATATCACCTACAACATCTAATGAGTACCCTTCTTCTGCTAGGGTCTTACCAATAGCTACTGTTTTGCTAATGGAATCTGCATATAAAGCTTCTGTCCCTACACCTAGTCCAGTTCTAACTACAAAATAGTTGTTCTGTGATGCCATCGGGTTCCACTATCCCCCTTTTGTTTTATTTATAAACTTCAGCTAGTTCTCATAATAAAGGCAAGAGCATAATATGGAGGTCTGTTTTCGTGGGGTTGTCCATTTGGTGTATTATTCTGAACAGTAACAGTTCCACTAAGTGTTGCATTGGTAACTGTTAATCCAGCAGTAACAGTAGATCCCCCTTGAAATCCACTTACAACATTATCAACAGTTGTTCTGGTAACTGATGTAACTACTGATGTTGGACTAAAAGAAGATATTGTTGGGTGTGTATGTGGTGGAAGTTGATTAGCAGCAAGAGTAACCTCTACTGCTCCACCTTGAGCACCAACATTATATCCAGTTCCTACTACATTTGGATTATCTCCACCAGCACCAACAACAAATCTTTCTCTTAAATCTGGAGTTCCATTAGATCCATCACACAGAGACCATCCATCAGGAACAGCAGCAACACTTCCAGACCACAATACAAT